GCTCGTTGACTGGGCCAAGCGCATCGATCCAGATGGCACGGTTCCCATTGTCGCTGAACTGCTGTCGCAGTCGAACGAGATTCTGCAAGACGCCGTCTTCAAGGAAGGAAACCTGCCGACCGGCGAACGCGTCGTCATCCGCACTGGCTTGCCGACCGTCTACTGGCGCGGCTTGAACCAGGGCATCCCGTCATCGAAGAGCACCACGGTGCAGGTCGATGAGGCATGCGGCATCCTTGAGGCCCGCAGCGAGGTGGACAAGGATCTCGCGATGCTGAATGGCAACACGGCTCAGTTCCGCCTGTCGGAAGACACGGCGTTCCTGGAGGCCATGAACCAGAAGCAGGCATACACGATGTTCTACGGCAACCCTGCGACCGAGCCGAAGGAATACCTCGGCCTCCAGACTCGCTACTCGGCGATCTCTGGCGCAGGCAACGCGCAGAACGTGATCTCGTGCGGTGGATCTTCCAACCTGACGTCGGTCTACCTTGTCGTCTGGGGTGACCAAACGGTCTACTGCCCTTTCCCCAAGGGGAGCAAGGCTGGTCTAATCCACGAGGATCTTGGCGAGCAGACGGTCTACACGCCGTCATCGGCTGGTGCCACGACTGCCTCGGCCACGGATCGCATGCAGGCGTTCGTCACGCGCTACCAGTGGAAGAACGGTCTAGTCGTCAAGGATTGGCGCTACGTCGTGCGTATCGCCAACATCGACGTCGCGGCCCTCTTGGCTGGCACGGGTACGCAACAAGCGACTGGCGTCTCCACGAACTTGCTGAAGGCGATGGCTCGCGCGACCTACCGCATCCCGAACTTGGCGATGGGTCGTCCCGTGTTCTACATGAACCGCACGGCGCACAGCGGTCTGGCTGTCCAGGCGATGGACCGCTCGCAGGCAGCGCTGCGCATCAACGAAGCTGCTACGCAGTTCGGCACTGCGCAGAGCTACCTGTCGTTCCTTGGTATCCCGATTCGTCGGGTGGACCAAATCCTCAATAGCGAAACCGCCGTCAGCTAACCCTGACGACGCACACGGAGAACTACACATGTACATCGATCAATACACGCGCGTCGCAACTGCGAAGGCGTTCAACACCACCGTTGGTACCGGTGTCACTACTCTCACGGACACGGTGGACATGCAGCAGGCGAAGGATGTCGGTCAGGGAGAAGACATCTACGCTGTCTTCACAATCACGACGTCTCTCGCGCTCAGTGTCTCTGGCACCACCTATTTCCAAGTTGGTTATGGAGACACCGCTGTGCCCGGCACCTTCTACCCGATCACGCAGACGCATACGTACGGAGATGCTGATCTGGTTGCTGGTCGTCAGGTAGTCTGTCGCCTCAATCCGCTCACAGCACCAAGCACCAACGTCACCGTGCCGCTTGTTGGCTATCGGTACTTGTGCGCTCGCACTGTGACGTCTACGCAGGCGACTGCTGGTGCCTTCACCTGCGACATTGTCTACAACATCCAGGGCAACCGCCAAAGCTACACGTCGGGTCTCCCGGCGTTCGTTGCTGGCGCTTGATTCCAAGGGCTGCTAGCGGCGCTGGTGTTCCCAGCGTCGCTGGCTCACACGAGGAGACAACATGATCAACGACTACTTCTTGCGTCTCTCTGAGAACCAGGCTCCGGTCAGTAGCGCTGGCACTGCAAACACATACCCTGTTGCAAACATGGGCACGCAGGCGTTCTCTGCGAACTACATTGATCTGCTTCAGAACCGAGACATCGGCGACGGCGGAGACATGGAGGTCCAGTTGACGTGCACTGAAGCTCTGACGTCTACCCAAATCTGGAGCGCTCAAGTGACTCTTGGGGCGACTCCTTACTCTGTGGCATCAAGTGCCTTGCCAGTCGCCAATCTTGGGTTTCTCTTGGGTGCATCAGCAGGTACTTACCCAGGATTCAAGTTGGCTGTTGGTGATCGCATCATCGCAAGCATCTCGCCGCTGACGCTGAGCCTCGGCCTGCGCTACCTGTACGTGGTCTTCACGAATCACGCGGGCGCTACGGCAACGGCTGGCAAGTTCACGATCGACATCTGCCATACGACCCAGACGTCTTCAGGAAGTCTGAGCTACCCGGTCGGTTACACGGTCACCTGAAATCGACTCGCGCTCTTTCGACCGTCATCGCTCGTGGTGACGGTCGTATTCCTTGGTCCCGCCGGTAGGAGCTTTGCATGGCTGTTCGCAAGTTCGTCCTGAGTTTCGGTCAGAGCAACGCGGGACCATCTCCTGATCTTGTCACGTGGTGGCAGTACCACTATGGCGCGGACCTGCGCTACTCGACCACGTTCACGCGCGGAGCCTACAGCGACAAGTTCACGATGCCGGGCACGTTCCCTGGTTACACGACGCTCGACATCAAGGGTCGCTGCATCTCGGGTCTGCGCGTCCTCACGGCATACAACCCGTATGCAAGCGGCTACAGCGACTACCCTGGCGCAGCGAAGGCGCTTGGCGTAGGTGCCAACTACATCGATGTCGCGCAGTATGTTACGCCTGCGAACCCAATCACATACCCATTCTTGCTGCTGCGCAAACTGACCGGCGAGCTTCTGACGGTCAATGTATCATCAATCCCTGGCGGGCTACCGACTGGCGCTACGTGCCGCTGGACCTGCACGACCAACTTCTCATCGACACCGCAGGTCGGCGAGCAGTTCTACTTCAGCCAGCATTCGACAGCACAAGCCACGGAGTCTGGTGGAAAGACTACTGTTGCGCTTCAGACCCGATGCGGCTCTGGCGTCGGTGCGACGGACGCGCACACGTATCTTGGATGCCGTCTGTTGCATGTCTATAGCAATACTCACACAAACAACATCGGGACGTCGTTCGTGATCTCGGCGGTGTCCGCCGATGGTTTGACAGTCACGGTAGATGGCACGTGGACACAGGCTCCGCATGCCGGGACGCAGTTCGCAATCGTCCCGGGCAACTGGACAGTCGGGACCACGGTTGGCCAGTTCGAGGTCGCTAGACCAGATGCCTTTGCATCCTGGGGGCACTTCCTCCCCTGGACATCCAACGAGGGCAAGACGACGCTATCGACACTTGGCGAGTCAACGACAACGAACCCATACCCGCCTGGGTTTGACTACCCGAACACGTTCCACGTCCCGCCGCCATACCGCACGGGCACCGGCACTGGCATAGTCTCGCGCGGCATCAGCTATTCGATTGGCCTTGGGCTGCGATTCAAGCAGTACTACGGCGAGACGATGTATCTGGTCTCAAGCGACATCGGTGGCACGCCACTGGCGCACAGCGAGAACCCGAGCGGGTCATCCAACTACGTCGGCTGGCACGACGGGTCGCAGCACTGCACGTGGTCGCCCGGCGAGTCGAACGGAAACTTCAAGCGGCTCCTGGACGAGCTAGACATGGCCATCGCCACGTCGGCGCTTGCCGGCGACACGCTGCAATGCGTCGGCGTCTTCTTCATCCAGGGCGAGACTGACGGGTCGCAGTCGGAATGGGCTGACGCATACGAGTCAAACCTGCGTCAGTTCAAGACGCGCATCCGCGCAGAACTGAAGGCGCGCAGTCTCTGGACCGAGGATGCCGAGACGATCCCGTGGATCCAGCCTCAGATCAGCAATGCAGGTGGCTACTGGCCATACTACCTGACCATCAACGCAGCGATCGAGCGGCTTGCCGAAGAGGATCGGTACATGCGGACGTTCTCGATGTCCGACGCCCCGGTCAAGGTTGGCGACACGGCGCACTACAACGGCCAGGGCGCGACCATGATGGAGGACCGCGCGTTCCTCGCATGGCGTTCGATCATCGAGACCAACACGCTTGCGGGTCAGGCCGAACTCGATATCTGCAATCTTGCGCTGTCGCACATTGGCGACCCGGCCGAGATCACGAGCATCAGTCCGCCTGACGGCAGCACGCAGGCGACGCACTGTGCTCGGTTCTATCCGCTGGCGCGCGACTCGATGCTCGACATGCGGTCCTGGACGTTCGCTACTCGGCGCAAGGCGCTGGTCAGCCTGGAGAACACGCGGACGGAATGGGACTACGCATACGCTGTGCCTGCAGACTGCACGACGAGCTTCGCGATTCTCCCGCCGGATGTGCAGGACGACTACAGCACGCGGTACTCGCCAACGGACTCGCCGGGATACCCGGCGAACATCTTCCCGATTGTCGCGGCTGGGGCATACCTGCCGCAGCCATACACGGTCGAGACGGATGAGTATGGTCGGCAGATCATCTATACCGACCAAGCGGACGCTGTGATCCGATATTCTGCCAGCGGCACGGACGCGACGAAGTTCAGCCCGTTGTTCCGCATGGCGCTGTCGTGGCACCTTGCAAGCATGTTGGCTGGGCCGATCATCAAGGGCGAGGTCGGAGCCGCCGAGGCGAAGCGCTGCGCTCAGATGGCGCAATACTACGTCGGCCAAGCTGACGAGTCCGACAGCAACCAGAGGCAGATCAAGCCCGAGCACATCGTCCCCTGGATGTCCGGTCGCTAACCATGGCAAACACTCGACTGATCCAGCGCTCGTTCAGCGGTGGCGAACTCAGCCCCGAGATGTTCGGTCGAATCGACTCGGCCATCTACCAGAACGGCGCAGGACTGATGCGCAACTTCATTGCGCGTCCGCAGGGTCCGGCGGCAAAACGTCCCGGGTTCCGCTACGTCACGACGACGAAGGGTCAGCAGACTGGCGACTATGCTCGTCTAATCTCGTTCACCTACTCGACAACCCAGACGATGGCTGTCGAGCTTGGTGCCATCTTGAGCTACAGCGGGACGATCACGTCCGTGACGTTCAACACGCTGACGGTCTCAGGCACGCCCTGGACGAGCAACCAGTTCCTGAACCAGCAGGTCTATGTCGGTGGCAACATTGGGACGGTTGCTAGCAACACGACCAACACGATCACCCTGACATCGAACTGGTCTCCTAGCACTCCATCAGTCGGATCGACGTTCCAAATCTACGCAGGATACGCTCGGTTTCACACGCAGGGCCAGACGCTTTACACGGGCACGAGCGGCATCAATGCCTGGGCATCTCAGACGTCTCTTGTCACGACGTGGACTGCTGGCGGCACTACGCTCACGTGCACAGGTCACGCACTCAAGGATGGTGACCGCGTCCAGTTGGCTGGCAGCGCAATCACTGGCGGCGGTGTCGCTGTTGCGACGACCTACTACATCGTCAATAGCGCAGCGAACACGTTCCAGCTAGCAACCGCATCTGGCGGATCAGCCCTGACCATGGGGACTGCTGGCGGCGGCACCTACACGACGTCGCGCGTCTTCGCTGTCGGCGACCTAGTGCAGCACGGCGGATACGGATGGTATTGCCAGACGGCGCATGTGACGCCGGTCGTCACGCCATCGACGACGGCCTCGACGACGTGGTATCGCATGGGAGCCTGGGGCGCGCTTGGCTCGATCTATGAGCTGCGAAGTCCGTATGCCGGGCCGCACCTGATGGACGTGCACTTTGCGCAGTCCGAAGACATCGTCACGCTGACGCACAACGGCTACTACCCGTATGAGCTGCGTCGGTATGGCGCTGCCTACTGGACGCTGTCGGTCGTTCCGTTTGCAACTGCTGTTGGTTATCCAACGGTCAGCAGCACTACCAACTTCGGTCGGCGTAGTTCCATCTCAACTGTGACTCCAAATGCTGGCAACAGCTACATCACGGTCCCTGGCAACGGAACGTCCGGAGACTCCATCATCCTCGCCGACACAGTCTACATTCGAGGCACTGGCGACACGACGCTTGACAATAAATGGTTCACCGTGAGGAGCGTGAACGCAGGCAACTCTGAGCAGATTAGTCTCTACAACTTCTTCACCGGGACGTGGTGGGTCACGACATCAACTCTGACGGGACTTACCAATGCATACATCGAGCGGCTTCCTTATCGCTACGAGTTCACTAGCAAGTATGTGGTCACGTCCGTATTCGACGGCGTCGAGAGCGGTCCTAGTCCTGAAGTCACGGTCAACCACGGCATCTACTTCAACGGAAACACAACGACGTTATCGTGGTCTACTGTCACGGGAGCCTCAAGCTACAACGTCTACAAGTTACTTAGCGGGCTCTACGGACGCATCGGAACGACGACGGCACTTTCCTTCGTTGACGATGATCTGACGCCCGATCTTGGTCTGACTCCTCCGACCTACACGACGCCGACTCCCCTCACGAGTTCGACGTACTACCCGAGCACGTCTGGCTACTTCGAGCAGCGTCGGTTCTTCGCTGGTTCTATCTCGGAGCCGCAGACGCTTTACGGATCCAGAAGCAACACGGACAGCGACTTTTCCTACCGCCTTCCATCACAGGACGAGGACCGACTCAAGTTCAAGATCCGGTCGCGCGAGGTCAACACGATCCGCCATATCTGCCCACTGAACGAACTGCTGTTGCTCACGAGCAGCGCAGAATGGCGCGTCAGTTCCATCAACTCGGACGTCCTGACTAGCAACTCGATCTCGGTGCGTCCGCAGTCCTACGTTGGATGCAGCAACGTGCAGCCCGAGATCATCAACAACTCGCTGCTGTTCTGCGCGGCGCGCGGCGGGCACGTGCGCGAGCTTGGCTACAACTGGCAGTCCCAGGGCTTCGTCACAAGCGATATTTCGATCCGGTCTGCGCATCTGTTCGACCACCTGACGATTGTCGAGATGTGCCAGTCGCGGTCGCCACATCAGATCGTCTGGTTCATCTCAAGCAGCGGCAACCTGCTCGGGCTCACGTATATCCCGGAGGAGCAGGTCGCGGCGTGGCATCAGCACACGACGAGCAATGGCGTCTTCAAGTCGTGCTGCACCGTATCTGAAGGCGACGAGGACATCCTGTATGTCGTGACCGAGCGCACGATTGGCGCGACGTTTACGCGCTGCATCGAGCGACTCGGCGAGCAGCAGCAGCCAACCGCCTTGGCCGACAGCTTCTTCGTTGACTGCGGCTATACCAAGACTGGCGCTGCATCCGTGACGGTCACGGGTCTTGACTGGCTGAACGGCGCTACGGTCAAGGTCCTCGCGGACGGCAAGGTCCACCGGAGTCTTGTGGTGTCCGGCGGGACGATCACGCTCGACTACGCAGCGTCTACAGTCCAAGTCGGCCTTGGCTATGACGCGGATCTCCAGACGCTTCCCGTGGCGATGCAAATCGACGGGCTTGGCCAGGGACGCACGAAGAACGTCAACAAGGCATTTCTGAGGATTGTGCGCGCGACGGGCGCATACATCGGTCCTGATGCCAATCATCTTGTGAAGTCGAACATCTACGACTCGGAGCTCGAGACCGTCAGGACTGACGAAGTCGAGGTCACGCTGTCGCCATCGTGGTCACGCGATGGTCGCATCTATCTGCGACACTCGGATCCTCTGCCGTTCGTCATCACGACGCTGACTCTAGAAACATCGATAGGAGGCTAGCATGACCGGATTGAATGTTGGTCCCTGGGTGTCAGGCTTCGGAGCGCAGTCGTATTCAGTCCCTGAGCTTCGGTCGTCGCTTGAGTTTGGCACCGGAAGCTCGCTTCAGCCATCGCAGCCGCCTCCCTCTGAGGGCATGTCCTGGGGATCCGCCGGCCTGATCATGTCGGCGCTAGGTGCCGTCAACTCGATCATCGGCGGCTACTTCGCTGCAAAGTCGCAGCGCTACCAACTGAAGTCTCAGGCGAAGACGCTGGAGTTCCAGCAGTCGATGAGCCAGATCAATGCGCGGATTGCCGAGACCGAGGCAGTCGATGTCGAGCGGCTAGGAATCAAGCAGGCGGCTCGTGCATCCATGACGTATGGCGCTGCGCAGTCTGCCGAGCGCGCGTCGCTTGCTGCACGCGGCATCGATCCAACCGTGGGATCCGCTGCCGAATCCATGGCGACCATGGAGTTCGCCAAGCGCTCGGACATGGCGACCATCAACGCTAACGCTGTGCGCGCAGCCGAGGCGCAGCGCATGCAGGCGTTGAACTATAGGACGCAGGCAATGATGCAGGGCGTGTCTGCGCAGAACCTGATGGCGACGCGCAGGACGATCAGGCCGGAAGTCCTGGCTGGTGGCGCGTTGCTTGAGTCGGGCGGCATGGCCGCGTTGAACTACCAAGACTACCTGGATAATCGGTACCCGCGCATGCGGAGACGCTAACAATGCCAAGGCTCCCACAGTATTCGCTCCCACAGGTCGAAGAGACTCCGCTGCGACTGCCTGAGCTTCAGGCACCTGGCGTAGCGCCAATGCGCGACTACAGCGGCGCTGCGACGCAGCAGGTCTCGGAGGGTCTGTCGGCGATGTCGAGGTTCGCCTTCGAGATGCAGAACCACATCGACGACGCTCGCGTGCGCGAGGCCGATGGTCTGCTCGCGGACTTCGTGTCGAAGTCGCTGGAAGATCCGAAGGGCGGATACAAGCTGAAGCTAGGTCGCAACGCGCTCGACTCGTATCAGAGCACGATCACGGACTACCAGAAGAAGCGCAAGGAGATCGAGTCTGGCCTTGGCAACGACGTGCAACGCCAGATGTTCTCTGGTGTCGCGGACCAGCGGACGGCTGCGTTCTTGTCGGACGTCAATGGCCACTACTCGCGGCAGGCGAAGAACTATGACACGGCGACGACATCGGCGCGCATCTCGGTGAAGCAGCGCGACGCTGTGTCGCTGTGGCGTGCTGG